TAATACCATTGGGTATCCTTTAATTATATTGTTTTAGTAATTACAGAGATCAAATCGTCAACTGTAAAACTATGATTTCAATAAACACGCACACTCTGTGATTATTACTTGTATTTATAACAATCAGAAGTAAGGTTTCTTTTACTCGGATTTATTATAAAACTGGAGCGAGCACTTGGAATTGAACCAAGCTCTTCGGAATGGTATTCCAAAGTGTCGCCGACAACTACTCGCAATTTATTTTGTATACCTTAAATATACCATACTGATACTGAAAAGTCAAGTGTTATCTAAAAAAAAGTATCAAGATTTGCTGGTATGTTTTTATTATATTTAATATTTTGAATATCCAAATCAAACTTTGGTTGAGGAACAGATTTTTTATTCTTCCTGTCAGTAACATCAACCCATTCTAAATTTATTTCTTTTGGATAGTTCTTATCCCAATCCATTGATGATTCTTTCAACATCATTCTTTTGGCTTTCTTGTTCAACGGATATAGATAACGAAACATCAGACCATCAATTCGTTTGATACCCTTGTGTATCATAAAGTCTGAAGTCAACCAGAATACTTTTTCTTTACCTATGTATTCAGCGTTTTCTTTACACAATTGTTTTGATGTTCGTGGATGTAATTTTTCTCCATTTTCCATCATGTATACTGAAGTGAAGTATTGTTCGCCATAATAAAAGTTTGATGCTTGATAAACAAAACCACACTTGCCCATAATTCCATCAGCCATAGTATAAAGGAATTGACACTTTGTATTATGCTTCAACCACTTAATAGTAGCAGAAACCATTTGACTTCCAGCACCTTTAGTGTCATTGAGATCTGGAGATAAACACATCTTACCAATCTCATAATACCAATCATTTATATTTTCAACAAAAGTTCCATCTTCTTTCTTAACTAAAACTCCTTTTGTTGGAAACATCTTATTGAAAGTGTGTCTTGGTTTAGTTCCCCATCCCAATGTCAATGCTCCCTTCAAATCACCATTCAGAAAAAAACCAAGATAGTGCTTTGTTATAGAAGGCATTACTGGTGAATAATGATATTTTTGGATAAACTTTATCGCTAAAGTTTTATGTATTTCCATTACTTCAAAATTTAATTTCATAGTATTATGATAACAAATTATTCATTTATTGTCAAGTTTTTTTATTTTACAAATTTCATTAAAGGGTTAGTTTCGTTAATCCTTTTACTTGCGAGATTAAAATAATTTTCATCTTTTTCTATTCCTATAAATTTTCTATTTGTTTTAATACAAGCAACACCTGTTGTTCCCGAACCCATACAATTATCTAGAACCAAATCTCCCTCATTAGTATATGTTTTGATAAGATATTCCATAAGAGCTTCTGGTTTTTGAGTTGGATGAATAGCTTTATCCAATCCAAACTCTATTATTTCAGATGGATAATTTGTAAATTTTTGTTCATATTCTGAGTCACTTAATAATTTATTGCCTTTACCCATATGTTCAGGATTATGTAAAAACAATCCAAGTCTGTCTGGATTGTTTTTTTTCTTAACTGTCTTTGGTATAAGACCTTGTGGATTATATCTCATACATTTATTTGCCTTATGTGAGGCAGCAGCTGCACCGAGTGGAGAAAATACTAAAATATCTTCTGTTTGTTTCATCGGTCTATAATTCGCAGTTAAAAATCCAGTGGTTTTTTTCTTCTTCCAAATCCACTCATACTTAAACCATTCTAAATTAGATAATACTAATTGTGAAGTAAAGGGTTGATCAGCAGTTAATACAACTACACCATGATTTTTATTTAAAACTCTTTTATATTGTTCCCATAACAAATCAAGCGGAATTATGGTATCCCATTCTAATACTCTACTTGAACCCTTTTTTTTCTTACCATGAACATCTGTAGTTCCATAAGGAAGGTCACAAAGTATCAAATCAATTGAGTCATTTGTGATTTTATCCATTTCTTCCAAACAATCACCATGACAAAGGTTTATTTTATTTTTCATATTTTGAAAATACCCCACAAAGAGTTTCTACATATTTTAACAGTTCCGTTTCACTATAACCATTATCAAAATAATTAAACTTATATGACCGTCTTGGACGACCCGAAAAATTAACTTCCGCAATATGATCACTATATCCGAATACCACATCAGAAGTAGATTTTGTCACATCCGTAACATCCCTCGCAAGAGATGAAAATATAAAAATTATATCGTCACTAAGACAATTTTTAACATGAGGTAATGTCATAAATGACTGCACGACAGCTCGTTTAAGAGTATAGAACGGTTTATCAATCCATGCTCTATTTTCTTCTACAATAACAACTTTACCATCTATCCAAACATGATTGTCCATTCTTTGATTATCAAAAACATCAGAAGGATCTTTAAAATAATCACCATTAATGTCACACCGATCATTCAAACCATATACAGTTAATGCTTTATGCATCACTTTATTAGTGATGGATTCAAAGCCTTCTTCTCCATGATCACCACTAGTATAATTTTTTAGGGGTACGTGCCTCAGACCTTGGCCGCCTGAAAACCAATTTGAAAAAAGTTCTTTAGAATATTCAAATACTTCTTGTGTTTTTTCCATAATATAAACTCATTATAATTAAAAAATAGAAAGGGTCAATCCCTTATCTTCATGTACTATTATACAGAATAACGAAACGTTTGTCAAGGCAAAAATAAATTATTTTTCATTATTATATAGTTATTATAACAACTCTTGACGATATTGTCAAGTCTTTTCTCACATTTCTACCAATTTTTGTATCAAATTCATAGCAACTGAAGTTGCTGGAATAACACTGCCTAACATGACTGCTTTATCGTTCCAGTAAAATCCTACAGCAGTCCAACATCCAGTACCAATAATATAAAAAACTTGACCATATATGGGTAGTCCTGCATTTTGAAGGAATATTCCAAGTACAGCAGCAATTACACCTATCCATTTGAGATAACTGTCTGGTCCACCTGAAGGTGTACTAGGTGAAACTTCTTCAAACTGAGCCTGCATTTCCTCAAGCTCTTGTTGCAGTCGTTTCTTTTCTTTTGAGAGTTCCATAGCAAGGCTGGCTGCCTTGCCCATCTGTTTTTCTTCTTTGTATTCTACTTGTGCGATATCTTCTTCTGACATAATCTATTTTCCTACGTTCAATTCATTTTAAATCTTCTATCTACCATCCTGACTTCACTTTCGCCTTGATCATAGATAAAAACTTCTTTGATTGGTCCGTCTATATTCTTATCCCAATAGTCTAGGAATTTGGCAATGCGAGGAAATTCAGGCAACTGGTCTTCTGTCTGCCACATGAATTCTTGAACTATATGTAGATAATCTGGTATGTAATAGACAACTTGAACTGTAGCAACTGTCCATTTGTTTAAAATGTAAGCCAAAACTATTCCTTTCCGGTTGAACCAAATCCTCCATCTCTATCGGTTTTTTGTTCTGGACGAACATCAGTTTGGAATATCATATACGATAGTTCATGAACAAGTTCAGCTTGACATATACGAATTCCATCGAATACAAATTGTTGGTATCCACTTATGTTGTAAACCATCATGTAAACTGGTTCAACATAATCAGAATCTATAATGCCCACATTGTTTGCAAGTGTCAATCCTTGTTTGAGAGCAAGACTTGACCGTGGATATAAACGAATCGAAAAACCTTTTGGAATATCAAAAATTAATCCTGTAGGAATTAATGCTCTTTCGTGAGGATTAATTTGAACTTTTCCATTTACTACTTTTCTGGTTCTCTTGTCTAACTGTTCATGAGAATTCATGTATATATTTACTTCTGAATTCTCTGGTAAAAATGAACATAAGTCAAAACAAGCAGAACCTTCTGTAGCACGAATAGGTTTTTTTACTGCTGGATTTGTTTTGTAAAAATATAAATCACTCGTCATTCTCGACATCAGCTTCCTTCTTATTTCCTATATTATATTTCGGTGTCAACTCCCATTCCTCTTTCTCTTTGAAAGAAAGAATCTTTAATTGACTCAATGGAACTGTAGGTTCTGCTGATTTATCTGCTTTTACTAGAGAAATTAATTCCCATTCAGAAAGTAAATTAGCTATTGTATTTCTACGAGCTTCATCATTCTCTGAAAAATTGGATGTCTTTCCGTCTAGCGCAAAAAGTTCTTTAAAATGTACTATGTAATATTTTCCTTGCTTGTGGAGAATATGACAAGATTGAAATAATGTTTTTTCTTTGCGTGATGCAATTCCGATTCTTGTGAGGGTTTCTCTTACTTTGAGAAAATCATCGGGTTCTTTTAATGTAACTTCAATCATCGATTGGATGATAGTTTCACTCATTTTGTTCCTTTCAAACCACCTAATTCAATATTTTGTCGAATAATGTCTAATTGCGAGTCGTTCAGCAATGTAGAATAATCTCTTGCCTTTGTATAACTGCAATTATAATATTTCTTGATTAGTTCAAGAATATCATTATTTTCGCGTTTAATCCATTTACTCCATCTCTTTTTGGGTCTTATTGTATTTAGTAAAAAGTCAAATTGAAGTTTTGGATCTAGGTGGTTCTGAACATTCATTTCATTAGCATACAGAGCCGTATCGTGATTAAAACTCAAACCACGATTTATGATAAAAGAGGTATACTCCTTTTCCACATTTGGTGTTTCATCAATCAAGTTTTTCTTACCATGATTGATTTGATTTATGAAGTCGAATGGGCTCATACAAACTCACATTCTGCCATCAACTCTATCAGACAAGCAACCAAGTTAATCTCTTGGTCTGCTACGAAAGCGGATTTGTACTGGTAACTAGCAATAATCAATACCGCTTGTGGTATGGATGATTTTTCTAATACTTCATATAGTTTGTCATAGATTTTACGATAGACAGTAGCAGGGTCATTGTCAACATTAGTAGCAACCCATTTTCTCATGTTCTGAAAGTTCTTTTCTCTCAAAGAAGAAATCAATTGGTCTAAGTTCAATTCACCAATATTTGCTAGAATACCAGAATCAATATTTCCAGAGGATGAATATCTTTGAAGTTCGTTGATTACTCTACGAAAGTCAGGAAAATGTTTGTTGATAAGTTC